GAGCAAAAGTTTTTGGATCATACTTAGCAACAGCAGTTGCAACTACTGTAGAAGTTGGTCCTACATTACCAAACGGAACACAAGCAACAGAACAACAATTTAATTCTATAACAGTGCCTTTAGTATCTAATGCTGGAAGCACAGCAACAGGAGGCGGTTTTCAGTGTACAATTGGACCCGTTAATGATAGACCTTAATTATGGCATATAGTTATTCAGACTTAACAACAGATATTAGAAATTACACAGAAGTAGATTCTAACGTATTTACTGCTGCTATTATAAATAGTTTTCTTCGTAACGCAGAACACAGAATTAATTTAGATATACCTATGGATTCTGACAGATTCGTGGACCAAGGTACAATGGCAACGGATGTAGATAACATTAGGGTTCCAGCAGGAACTTTATTTGTAAGAGGTGTAGAGGTATTTAACGCTGCAAATTCTACGGAAAAAGGTACTTGGTTAGAAAGACGTGATCAAACATTTTTAAGTGAATATGTAGGAAGATTAACAGGACCAGAAGGATCAACTACATCAGGAGCAGATGTTACTGGAAAACCTAAATATTATTCTATGTTTGGTGGTGCTACAGGATTAACTGATACTACCTCAGGATCTATCTATTTAGCTCCTACACCAGATGCTAATTACATATTTAGAATATATTATAATAAAATGCCTCCAGGTCTAGAAACTAATACCTCTGGAACCTATGTTAGTGATTACTTTCCTCAGGGGCTTTTATATGCTTGTTTATGTGAGGCATATTCTTTTTTAAAAGGTCCAACAGATATGTTGACATTATATGAACAAAAGTATAAACAAGAACTACAAAAGTTTGCAGCGATGCAACTTGGAAGAAGAAGACGAGACGATTACACGGATGGAACAATAAGAATACCAATCGAGTCAGCGCCTCAGTAATTAGGAGAAAAATATTATGGCAATAACATCGGCAATTTGTAACAGTTTTAAAACAGAAGTTTTAGAAGCTAAACACAATTTTTTAGCATCTGGAGGAAACACTTTTAACTTAGCTTTATACACAAGCTCAGCTACATTAAATAAATCAACAACAGCTTATAGTTCATCAAACGAAATTTCTAACACATCTGGATCTGCTTATTCTGCAAAAGGAAAAGCACTTACAAGTGTCAACCCTGCATTATCAGGTGACACTGCATGTTGTGACTTTGCAGATATTTCTTGGACATCAGCTTCTTTTACAGCTAATGGTTGTTTAATTTTTAACGACTCAGCATCTGGTGATCCAGCAGTTTGTGCAATCGCATTTGGTTCAGACAAAACTGTAACAAGCGGAACTTTTACAATTCAATTTCCAACAGCTGACGCAGATAACGCAATAATTCGTATAGCATAAGGAGACAATCCTTATGTCGGTAACCCGAACATTTACAGTAACAGTCAGCAACCCTGGTTCCGGCAATAAATATTATATTGATGGTGTTTTAACACCTACTTTAGAATTAGTTGAAGGCGCAACTTTTAGATTTGATCAATCAGATTCCTCTAATAACACACACCCATTAAGATTTGCAACAGCTGCAGATGCTGCAGGTGGAACACAATACACGACTAACGTAACTACTAATGGAACTCCAGGATCAGATGGAGCCTATACACAAATTGAAGTAGCTTCTAGCGCACCAACTTTATATTATTATTGTACTAATCACTCAGGAATGGGTGGACAAGCAAATACCCCTAATGTTGATTTTTGGGGAGCTGGAAATTGGAGTGCTAATCTTTGGGGAATAAGTTCACCATTTACAACTGGTTGGGGTGTTGATGCTTGGGGAACAGGTAGCGCATGGGGAGATGCTACTCAAGAAGTAGTTATTTTAACTGGTCAATCAGCTACAACATCATTAGGAACTCTTATATCTGGAGCGTTACAAGGTTGGGGTAGAGGTGATTGGGGTGAAGAACCATGGGGAGAAAGTAATCATCCTGTTGTTACACTTACAGGTCTTGAATCAAATTCTAATGTAGGTTCACCTACAATTACAACAGAAATAAATACCGGTTGGGGACAAGATGGTTGGGGTGTTGAAAACTGGGGTCAATCTGGACAAACAGTTGTAATAGTTTCAGGTGTTCAAGCAACTACAGGTATTGGAGAAGATGTAAGTTGGGGCAAACAAACTTGGGGATCTGCAACAACTGGTTGGGGAGGTGAATATTATTTACAAGTTGCTGACGTAATGGGATTAACAGGTTTAAGCTCTACATCAGCAGTTGGAAGTCCTACAGCAATATCTGATTTAACATTAACTCCAACAGGTCAAAGTGCAACATCATCAGTTGGTTCATTAAGTATAGACTTTAGTATAAATGTAGGTTTAACAGGATTAAGTTCTACATCGTCTGTAGGTGCAATAACGCCAGCAGATGTTATGGGATTAACAGGTTTAGAAACAACATCTAGTCTTGGAACTCTTACGACTTCACAAAACCCTACTATAAATATAACTGGTCTTTCAATGACTTCATCTGTAGGTGCAATAACGCCAGCAGATGTTATAGGATTAACTGGTCAAAGCATGACATCATCAACTGGAACTTTAAATCCAGCAGAAGTTATGGGATTGACAGGAGTATCAGCAACTGCTAGTGTATCTCCTATTGGAGTAGCTCCTTTAGGATATGAAACAATAACGGCCACACAATCCGCAAATTATACGACAATTACTTCAGGAAATTAATTTAATATGTTATTGACATTAAGTATAAAAACAAATAAAAAAAGATACTAATTAGGAGAACAAAATTATGGCATCAACTTATACAGATCTCGGTATAGAACTAATGGCAACTGGCGAAAATGCCGGTACATGGGGAACAAAAACTAATAACAACCTATCTTTATTCGAACAGTTAACTGGTGGATTTAATTCACAAGCTGTAACTGATTCAGGAACACCAACAGCTTTAACAATTGTTGATGGAAATACTACTGGAACAGCTCAACACCAAATGATTGAGTTTACAGGAACTATATCTGGAGCAAGAGTTGTAACAATTCCTTTAGATGTAGAGAAAATGTATTACTTAAGAAATTCAACATCAGGTGCTTACACACTACAATTTAAATATGTATCTGGTTCAGGAGATACTTTTACTTTTGCAGCAGACAACAAAGGTGATGCTATTGTATTTGCTACTGCAAACGATGGAACTAACCCAGACATTTATACACTACCTGCTGGAACAGGTGATGTAACTCTTACTGGAACACAAACTTTAACAAACAAAACTTTAACTAGTCCTAAAATTGGAACAAACATTTTAGATACTAATGGAAACGAATTAATTAATCTTACTGCAACAGGATCAGCTGTTAATGAAATTACATTAGCTAACGCTGCTACTGGTAATGCACCTAGCATTACTGCTTCTGGTGAAACAAACGTAAGTCTTAACCTTGTTCCAAAAGGAACAGGTATTTTACAAGGTAACGGTTCAGCTTTAAAAATTGCTGGTAAAGAAACTATGTGGATTCCAGCTGCAGCAATGTACGGACCAACTACAAATCCTGCAGATGGGGCTTTAGTTGAAACAACAGCTACAAGACCAGATTTAAAAGTATTTGACTTTGACGCAAGTACACAACAATACACTCAATTTACAGTGGCTATGCCAAAATCATGGAACGAAGGAACTTTAACTTACCAAGTTTATTGGTCTCCTAGTTCAACAAACACAGGTAACTGTATATTTGGTTTACAGGCTGTGGCATGTGCTGATGGCGATACAATAGACGTTGCATATGGAACAGCAGTAGACGTTACAGATGCTGGTATTGGAACAGTCGAAGATCAACAAATTTCAGCTGAAAGTGGTGCGATGACAGTTGCGGGTTCTCCTGCAGCAGGTGAACAAACTTACTTTCAACTATTTAGAAAAGCTGCAGACGGTGGAGATACTTTTACCGGTGAATCTAGAGTTCTTGGTATTAAAATATTTTACACTACTGATGCGGCTAACGACGCATAAGGAAAATAAAATATGGCAAATTTTGGTTATCAAGTTTTAGGTTTTGGATCTAATGCAGTTTCAGGTCCTGCCTACGTTGAGGCAACAGGCGGTAATGCTACATTTACAATTAGCGACTATAAAGTTCACGTTTTTACAGGAGATGGAAATCTTTGTGTAACTTCTAGCGGTGCTGCAGCAGGTTCAGAAACAGTTGACTACATGGTTGTAGCCGGCGGCGGAGGCGGAGCACAAGGAACAGGTGGCGGAGGCGGAGCGGGAGGTTTTAGACAATCTCCAGGCGCAGCTTCTGGTTGTTATACCGTTTCACCATTAGGAGCATCTCCAGCAGTTGCTATACCTATAGCTACAGGTTCAGTTCCAATTACAGTTGGTGCTGGCGGAGCTGGTGGAGGAACAACTCCAGTTGGAGGCGGCGTTCAAGGCGGAAGTTCAATTTTTCAATCAATTACATCAGCCGGTGGCGGTGGTGGTAATGAATGTTGCGGTGCTGGTGGACCAGGAGGTTCAGGCGGCGGAGCAGGAAGATTAAATAACACAGCGGGTACAGGTAATGTACCTCCAACAAACCCACCTCAAGGTCAAAATGGTGGAACAGGACCTTTTAATACAGGTGCTGGTGGTGGTGGAGCTGGCGGAGCAGCTAGTCCTGCTAAAACTGGAGGACCTGGAGTAACTACTGCAATTGCACCTAGCACTTATGGTCAATGTGTTTCTTGTTCATCATATTTTTCTGGTGGCGGTGGCGGTGGTTCTGACCAAACATCTGACCCTGGAGGAGACGGTGGAAACGGCGGCGGAGGCCGAGGTGGAAATAGATTAAATTCTCCTGTATCAGGAACAGCAGGAACAGCTAATACCGGTGGCGCTGGCGGAGGTAGAGGACTACCTTCTGGTAGTGGAGTTAACGGTGGTAGTGGAATAGTAGTAGTAAGGTATAAATTTCAAAATTAATTATGGCACACTTTGCAAAAATTTCAGAAGAAAATATTGTTTTAACAGTCAACGTTGTTGATGATGGTAATGCAGCTTCAGAAGAAAAAGGACAAGCTTTTTTAGAAAGAGTTCATGGTTGGCCAGAACATCTTTGGATTCAAACTTCTTACAACACAATAGCTAATACACATAGATTAGGTGGAACACCTTTTAGAGGAAACTACGCAGGTATAGGTTTTACTTGGGATCCTGAGAATCAAATATTTTGGCCTCAACAACCTTTTGCATCTTGGACAAAAGATATAGCTAGTGCTTCATGGGTAGCTCCTATAACAAAACCTGCTTTAACAGAAGAACAACAAACACAAAACGATGTCGATGCCACACACCTTTGGGATTACACGTGGGACGAATCTGCTTACCAAGCAGACAATACAACTGGCTGGGTGTTGACAAATTTAGACGCATAATATATAAGACCTATAAACATATATAGGTATGCAAAAGAAAGTATTAAGTGAACAGGCGATATATTCAGGCGATGTTAAAATGCCTAAAGGTTATGAAATAGATCCTTTCATATTATCTAAATCTATTTTTGAAAGCACA